CATCCTGGAGTAGTCGGCTCACCTAAAGCACGAAAATCTGCAATAAATTCACGTATGACGTGTTCGTCAATATGTGGCTTATTTACCGTGGCCCAAAGGCCGACGGCAACAGGACCATAATCCTTCACGGTGATGCTAGGAACAACGAAGATTGGCTTTTCGAGCTCTTCTTGAATGACGGCCTTCATAACTTCATCGCGAGCCTTATTTCTCTCGGCCTTAGGGCCTTGAAAGTTAAGCTCGTCGATCACGTCATCGAGGCGTGCAGGTCCATCTTTTGTCGGGAACAGCGTGAACGCAATCTCGATAGCCTTGTCCTCGATAGTGTGGTATGCCTCATACTCAGCGGTGACCATCGCGCAAGCGAAGTAGCGCTTGAGCTTGCTGTGGTAAAAGCTGAAGTCAACCCATATCCAGGGATTTGCAGGATCGTAAAGGTGATTGCAGTAGAAGTCGCCGTTGTACGCGCAGTCAGGATATTTCTTCATCTTGTTTTTCAAGCTGATGTAGCGCGCCTTCTTTTCCTTTCGCGTGCGCTCATTTGGAATGCTCGTCATATTCTTTTTACGCTTGGGCATCTTTGTACTCTTTCTTTAGTTTGGCGATCTCATCCTTTTGCCACCCGAGTTCTTCAGCCATCTTCAGGACTTCAGCCTCAGGAGGAAATGGGTTGAGAGTTGCTACCTCGCGCGGCGTCATCTCATAATACTCTTCTACAACCCGAGTCGCTTCGACATTTTTCTTCTTGTTCTTGATGCCCAACCAGCTGTAGCGCTTGCTGGTCTTCGAGGAGGCGACTTGGAGAAGCTGCATTAACAGGTGCGGGTGCTTTCCAAGCGCGAACACATAGGGATTCACAAATTCGTTGAGCATCATGATCTGGCGCTCATCAGACGTTCCTGACATCCAGCGCATCACGATTAGAGGTGCGAAACCTTTCTTCTCGTCTTCCGTTAATTGGGCGTAGATATCCCCTGCTTTTGGGTCGTTAAGCTTAGCCAAAAGATCGAAAATATCAAGCTTGAACGCCATTGTACCTCAGGCTCTTTCGATTTGCGCGTACCCATTTGAAGAAGGCTTTGTAGTCTTCAATATTTACAAACGTGACGGTCGTGTATCCAAACACTTGACGCCATTTCCAGCGAGGTTGCGGGTCGATTGAGCTGCCGAACATGCTGGTAAGCTGCTCATAGATTTCACGACCTTTCGAATAGTGATCACGATCGAAGGTGATTTCCTGGTGCTTGGAACTATACGAGATCATAAAGCTGCTCGCTGTGGCCGCAGGTAGGACACTTCCATACCTCGATGAGTTTGGTGCTTTCTGCATCAAGGGTTGGTGGATCCCAACGGAGGCGCACACCCTCTTCATACTTCGGATCAATTGCGCTGCCTTTCACCATTGGGATGTTGCAGCGAAAGCAGGTGCAGGATTCTTTTAGTACCTTTTTCTTTGGTTCCTTCTTTGTCCACATCAGCCCGTGATGCGAGACTGGCTCATATCCATTTTCGCGGAGCCACTTCTCATCCTTTGCTGCTTCCATCACCTTCTTGCCGAGATCGCTTGGCATCGGCTGAACGCTGCAGATATCCTCAGCAATCTTTTGAGGCACCATCTTCTTCAGAAGCGCTAGCAGCTGAGGAGATAAAGGAGCCCTCTCAGCTTCAGGATTTGGAGCGCGCAGCATTCCCTCATATTGACAGCATGCGAGGTACTCGAATATCTGGGCGCCGCCATGACATGGACACGAGCACTCATGATCTGCAGGAACGTACTCGTGGTCGAGCTTCACGGGAAAGCGCCCTGTGTTTTCAGATCGTCAACGATCTTGTCTGAAAGCGCATAGAGCATTTTGCGAACAGACTCTGGGCCCATGCACTCGGTGTCGTATTCGTACTTCCCAGTTTCAGGATTCAATCGAATCCAAAGCTCTCCAAAACCGCAACCCTTCCATCCCCATGCCATGCTGATGTAAAACGTGCTTAGGTCATACACCTTAGGAGGATTCGCGTCCATGATGGCCCTGCGATCCTCGCCTGGCTTGATACCAAGCGCTTTGTCAATCATTTCATTCGTGACTTTATCGGTCATGTTATCTCGGTAGTGGTTGACGACGATAGTTTATAAACTCGATTTCAGCTGCAGTTCCGGCATTGCGCGCTGCTGTTTGTAGCTTTTTACGAACATCTGACTCCCAGCCGCCAGCGACGGGGCCATACTCAACATCAAATTCAAGTGTGTTGAGATGATTTATACCAGGAGTCACACTGTGATTTTTATGTCGTAGTGTTGGCGATATGGAGCTCAAAAAATCAACAATCTTGGATTGCTTAATGTTTCGAAGGCGCACTCTACACGTAACCAAGCCTTTTGTCTTCTGCATAAAATCCTCTAAAGTTTAGAAAGTTCACAAAATAATGCTGCTAAATTTAGCTCTGTGTCATCAACCGCATTGTGGCTTTTCGCATACGCTGCAATTGTAATGATCGCGCTGTCAGAATCCTTCACCTTCAACTTTCCAATGTTCTGGTACAGGAACGTGAATACCTCAGCGTGTTCCTCACGCGATGCCGATTCACACACCAGCTTTCGAGCAGCCTTGAAGTTGCCAGACGAGATGAGATCGAGGAGTCCGAATTTCCATTCGGAGACTGAAGCTGTCGCGTCCTTTGGAGGGAGCAGAACGCTGTTATGCGAGTTCTGTTGCAACAGCTGTATAATTTGACGGATGCTTGGATAGCCCACGTCGATGTAGGTGAGGAGATGCTCAGCATCGTACTCCACCTTTTCCTTCTCAAGGATGTCTGCCATTCGTAGGGCGATCTTTTCCTTGTCAGGAGCCTTGAAGTAGAAGTGTTGGAAGCGATCTTCAAGTGGTGGAAGGATCTTGTTTGCGTAATTGCAGGTCGCGATAAACCGACACGAGGCTGATGTATCCTCGATTATACCACGAAGCGCCCACTGTCCTTCATGCGACATACCATCAAGCTCTTCGAGCTGCACGACCTTAAACTTACCGATCGGCATGGTCATCGCGAATGAGTCGACCCTGTTCCGCATCGCCTCTACCTTGTCCTTCGAGCAGTTGATACGGATGATATCAGATGAATCTACATTGAGGTCGCGAGGCAGGGCCTTTGAGACAGAAGTTTTGCCGGTGCCGCGTGAACCAGAAAGAAGAAGATTTGGAATATCGCTATCAGCCACATACGTTTCAAATTTTTGCCGTTGCCGATCATCTTGAAAGATTACGTCGGCAATCGTGCGTGGGCGATACTTCTCAACCCAAATGAATGACTTCATGGAACCTCAGGTAGAACGCGGGGATTCAATGTATTGTACACTGCGATGTGTAAAAAGTAAACCTGAATTAGCGAACCTTGATGCTTGTGTCAGCCTGTGGAAGAGGATCACGATCGTTGATATCCTCAAGTTGTGAGCGTGGGATTGGCTTTACGAGCTGTTCTAGTGAGATCACTTCGCGCGGCTTAGTTACTGGTAGAACCTTTGTTGAGGTAACGGTCGGCTGAAGTGAAGGCTCCGCCACAACATCCTCAACGTCTTTTGGTTTCTGACGACCTAGTTGTTCATGAGTGATGTGGTCCATCTGCTCTGCGGGGGTTTCCTTGTAACGCTCGCGGCCCAGGTCTTCGTGCGTCAAGTGATCGTTCTGGTCAATGAGCGGCTCTTTGTAACGCTCTCGTCCTAGAACCTGATGCAGCGCGTCATTGTATTCTTCACCAAGGTGCAGTAGATCTTTCAGGCTCGGCAGTGGCGCTGATGGACCAACAACGTCTGGAGGTTCAGGCCAATTTGGATTTGTATCAAGCGGAGGAGGTGGGCTCTTCGGCTTAAACTCTTGAGCATTCTCAGGAGAGCGAGGCCATGGACGATCGGGCTGAATTTCGGAAGGTGGGACTATGGCCCCTGGCGTCGGCATCGCTGGAGTTTTTGTTGGCTCTGGAAGACCGTTGTTTTCATTGAACCATGGATTCACTGGCAGCTCAGCATCTTCACGAGCGAGCTGTGCCTCATCGCTCTCATACTTTGGAAGGGCAGGCAACTTCTTGCGCTCCTCGATGAGGTAGTTGCCAGAGAGAAGCAGCGAGATTGCAAGTGGGTCAAACACGAAAATGATGATGAAGATGACCCACTTCACTGCATGTTCAGGGTCAGTGTTAAATGCCTGCGCGATGTAGATGATTGGTCCAACATCGGTATTCTTTGCAACCGATTCTACCTGGAGCTGTGGAAGCTGCTTATCGATTTCGCCTAGGCGAGAGGTGATCTTGTCTTGCTCTGGAGCAAATTGCTGCATGAGCTGTCGTCGACCACGAACGCTGTTGTCAGGAAGCTTGGATATCTGGGTATCAATTTCTTGCTTGCGCGCCTGAAGGCGGTGCTGCTCATCTTGAAGGGCCTGAACCATGATAGTGTTTTGGTTCGTTCCTTGGATGGCCTTCTGAAACTCCTTGCTGAGATATCCGAATGCGCCAGCTGAGGTGATCATCATGAGCGTTATGACGGCAGCAGTCATGTAAGCCTTCATCGCGATGTTGATTTTCTTGAAGTACTTGTAGAGGAATGAAACGCCTACGACCTTTCCGAGGTCAAGCGCGATGGCAAGAATGATGATGACTGGGTTAGCAGCGAATAGCGCTGACAGACCCACTACCGACACATACGTGCCGATACCCTCAATCAAAAACGCAGAAAGTAAAACGAGAAAAATGAAAAACATTTAGTCTAATCCTTGAAGTGCTCTTTTGAAACGACGTTCACAGCCACAACAATTGTTTGGGTGGCCTATTGGTTTGTATCGACTGCCTGAGCAATACATGTCGTGAGGATAAACCTTGGGATGCGGCTGTACGCTAGGAAGTTCATTTATCCTAGCTCGCTCGATCAAGGCTTTTCGCAACTCAGGAACTTGCATTACCACCCCATAAGCGGAATCGTGATGAGCAAACACGTAGCGTGAATTGCTTGATCGATTCCAATCACCACGAAGAAGTCATGAACGCGCTGCTCTTTCCATAGGCGAGAAGTAATTCGCGACGTTATGTAGTCAGTAGCAGCGTGAAGAAGGCCATTGATGAGCGCGTACTTCCAGCCGAAGACCATGAGGATTGCTGTGTAGACCGAGATGTGATAGCCAAGCCACTTGTTTGAGGTGCTCTTGCCCTTTGCCATCTTGTCCGTTTGACAGAAGAAGTCCGCAAACCAGTGGACCCAGATAATCGCTAGAACTATCCAGAGATTAAGAGTAGTCATAGATGTAGTCATACGCT